AATAATGAAACTAGTGAGAAGCTTCTAAAATACCTCATTACACACAAACATTGGTCACCATTTGAAATGGCATCAGCAACGATGGAAGTAGTTACAACACGTGATATAGCACGTCAGTTTCTGCGCCATCGATCATTTTCGTTTCAAGAGTTCTCACAACGTTATGCTGATGTGAGGGATATGGATGATGTATATGTGCCTCGTAAAGCACGTCTACAAGATACTAAGAATCGTCAAAACAGTGTTATTACAGATGATATGAATCTACACGCAGTATGGGAGCAACATCAACGTAATGTGTGGAATGAATCTATGAAAGCTTATAATTGGGCTATAGATAATGGCATTGCGAAAGAACAAGCACGTGTAGTCCTTCCAGAAGGAAACACAGTGTCTAGATTATACGTGAACGGAACTATTCGTTCTTGGATACATTATATTGAGTTACGTTCTGGACACGGAACTCAATTAGAACACATTGAACTAGCGAGAGCGTGTGGAAAAGCTATTGCTAATATATTTCCGATGATTAAAGATTTAACAAACTGAAAACAAAGAGGTGCAAGGATGCTAAAGGTTGTGGCAAATTACGACAGCAGAGACAAAGATACAAGACATTTAATGTCACAGGCAAAGTTCTACGAGGGATACTCTCGTTGGGACGATGATTTGAATAGATATGAAACGTGGGAAGAAGCGGTAACACGTGTAATGAATATGCACCGTGAATACTATAAAGATAAAATGACTCCTGAGTTGGGGCTAATGATTGATGAAGCTGAAGCATCTTATAAGCTTAAATATGCTTTAGGAGCACAAAGAGCGTTACAGTTTGGTGGAGACCAACTTCTAAAGCATCAAATGCGTATGTATAACTGTACTTCTTCTTATGCAGATCGTGCAGCATTTTTCGGAGAATTATTCTATATTCTTTTGTGTGGTGCGGGTGCAGGGTTCTCTGTGCAAAAGCATCATATTGATCGTCTACCAAACATCAGTGAACGTAAGAAGCAAGCAAAGGGATATGTCGTAGAAGATTCCATTGAAGGTTGGGCAGATGCTATTTCTGTTCTAATGTCATCTTACTTTGTAGGTGGCGGTACACACCCTGAGTTTGAAGGTCGTAAAGTGTATTTTGATCTGCAAGCAATACGCCCAAAGGGTGCGATGATCAACGGTGGCTTTAAAGCCCCAGGACCGGAGCCTCTACGCCGCACACTAGATAAAGTTGAGCATATGCTACAAGGTATCGTTCTAGCAGGACGTGATCGTCTAAAGCCAATTGAAGTGTACGATATTGCTATGCATACTGCAGATGCAGTTCTATCAGGTGGTGTTCGGCGGTCAGCAACTATCTGTCTATTCTCGCCTGATGATGAAGAGATGGCAAAGGCTAAAACTGGTATGTGGTTTGTGGATAACCCACAACGTGGACGTTCAAATAACTCTGCTGTTATTGTACGTGACGAAGTGACTAAAACGCAGTTCAAAGAACTTATGGGGTCTATTAAGGAGTTTGGTGAGCCCGGTTTTTATTTTGTAGAGAACAAAGATCATACCACAAATCCCTGTGTTGAGATTGGTATGTACCCACAGATCGATGGTGAGTCGGGTTGGCAAGGATGCAATCTAACAGAAATCAATGGTTCTAAGTGTACAAGTCCTGAAGAGTTCTTTAAGGCTTGTCGTGCAGGTGCTATCTTAGGGACACTACAAGCCGGTTACACGGACTTTAAATATATCTCTGAAGCATCACGCAGAATATATGAACGTGAGGCTCTATTGGGAGTATCCATCACAGGTTGGATGAATAACCCTGATGTTCTATTTGACGCAGACATTCAACGTGAGGGCGCTGAAGTTGTTAAAGGTGTTAATAGAAAAGTTGCAGATATGATTGGTATTAATCCTGCAGCACGTACAACTTGTGTGAAACCAAGTGGTAACGCATCTGTTCTACTTGAGACTGCTTCAGGTATTCACGCAGAACACGCACCACGTTATTTACGTAATGTTCAGTTGAATAAAGAAACAGAAGTTGTGCAGTTACTCGCCAAGACCAATCCATATATGGTTGAGGAAAGTGTGTGGTCTGCAGGTAAAACTGACTATGTGGTGTCATTCCCCGTAATCTCAAAAGAAGGTTCTATATACAAAGACGAATCTTTAGGTACTGATCTTTTAGAAAAAGTATCTCTTGTTCAAAACAACTGGGTAGAAGCGGGAACAAATAAAGACTTATGTGCTGATCCAACTATTCGTCACAATGTATCAAACACTGTCACAGTTCTTCCTCATATGTGGAACGAAGTAGAAGACTATGTGTATGAAAATCGTCACTCATTTGCAGGTATCTCTTTCTTAGCAGGATCAGGCGACTTGGACTTTGTACAAGCGCCATTTACCGAAGTTCTAACTGAGGACGGTATTGTTGCTAAGTATGGTCGTGGCGCAATGTTTGCATCAGGGCTGATTGTGGATACTCGCAAGGGATTCAATGATCTGTGGGAAGCGTGTTCAGCAGCGCAAATGGGTGAAGCAGCAGGGGGAGAAATCTCTGATCTACGTAAAGAGTGGATTCGTCGCTTTAACCGTTTTTCGGAGAACTACTTTGATGGAGATGTTCAGCAAACATCTTACTGTTTGAAGGATGTATACTTATTACACAAGTGGACTAAGATTCAACAGAACCTTTCCCCTGTAGATTTTGCAAGTCAACTAGAAAGCAAAAGATTTACCGATATAGATACGATGGGTGCTATAGCTTGTCACGGCGGAGCGTGTGAAATCGCATTCTAATACCAATAAGAGGGGGGAGAAATCCCCCCTTATATTTTTTATATATAAATAAAGTTATCAGTAAAAGGGAGTCTGTCTAGATGACTAGAATAGAAGATCGTTGTCCATATTGTGATACGGAGTTCTTAGTAGAATTTGAAGATGACGATGATGTGGTGACATTTTGCCCTTGTTGCGGTGAAGAGCTTCCAGAAGATTTGGAAGAAGACTTCGAAGATTTTTATGAGGAATATGATGAATAATGTGGTATTTGAATAACAACCCCTTTGAGTATGATGAAAGTGGACCTTACGTGGGGTTTGTTTATTGTATTACTGATTTATCAAATAATAAAAAGTATGTTGGAAAGAAAAACTTTCTTTCTAAAAGAAGACTACCACCTCTAAAAGGAAAAAGTAGAAAAAGAACTGTAATCAAAGAAAGTGATTGGCAGAACTATTTTGGCTCATCCGATGAGGTGAAGGCATTGGTCGAAGAACACGGTGCAAAAAACTTCCACAGAGAAATATTACATCTTTGTAACTCTAAAGGCGAAATGTCTTATTTTGAAGCAAAGGAGCAGTTTGATAGAGAGGTACTTCTATCAGACGAATATTATAATGGAATAATCAACTGTAAAATTCATCGCACCCACGTAAGGAGTTTAAAAGATGTCGCCAAGGGAGTTCAAGGAAGCCAATAGATTATTTTGGATCGTAAAGGGACACTTAATCCCTGAAGTATACGGATCAAAAGATGTTAGCGCAATCTTGGACAGTTACACTAGGAGACTTTGGGGTAATATTGAAGCTTATATTCACGAAGAAGGTTTTGAACAAGCTTGGGAGAAAAGATATGGTAAGTAAGAAGTACGCAGAACTAAGTAATGAAGACTTGCAATATATAGAAAAATTATTAGGTAAAGAGTTTTCAAGGTTAGGCGATTACAATAAGAGATTTGAAACTAAAAATAAATGGTCTCCAAAAGACAATAGTAGTAGAATAACACGTATTGTGGATGCCTTAAGAAGTCAGCAAAAGTATTCTGAAATGCTGAAATGGTGATTTGTCTTGACAAGACACCATTGATTGTGTTATATTAGAAGTATTATAAACTTATATTATGAGGAAAGTTAAATGTTTATGTCTCAGAGAGAGTCAGATTTTAAAGGTGGTATTCAAGTTGGTACTACAGCGTTTGATGATGATAGTAAAAGATTAGATGCATACTTGAAAGAATGTAGGGATGAGTTATCTCAAACAGGACTTTCAGTAGTATCTATGTTCTCTAAACAAATGAAGTTGGATTTAGTTGGTGATGATTGCTTTGGATTTGCTCCTGATGGTGGGGCCTGGTTTAAAAATGGCGTTTTAGTTGCAGTATTTGAGGCTAAAAAACAAGGTGAGGCGGGTAACGCATATGAGCGTTGGTGGGATAATGCTGTCACTTCAAAGTATATTAATCCTGATGTGAAGTATGTAACGTTTTGCACAGGCGCAGGGGCAGCAGAAGGCAAATGTCTAGACAAGCTTCGACGCAAGGCTACTATTATGATGGGAAAAAACTTCACCTTTCATATGAATGAAGATGCCT